GCAGATATACATCGGGGAGATCAATGATTCCCATAGCATCTGCGCGAGATTCGCATATATTTACAATATGCTGCGTGAGCGAAATATTGGTAAGGCCCGGGGCGGACAATAAGTTCATATCTGCCATCTCGGGATCAGCCACAGAGTCAATTGCACGCTTGAGTGAATAATAAGCGGCGTTGTTTTTCTCCGTGGCTGCAGTGGTCATGCCATCGTTATAAAGAGGATCTGGAAGCTTAATATTGAAGCCATCCCAACCGCCCCACAATGGAGCAGTGAAAGAATTGTACCCGGCATCAAGCAACTCAGTATAGCCGCCACTCTTGGCGCTATACGAATAGCCATTAGTTCGCGAACCTGACTCGTAATAGAAGCTGCCGGTTGTTCCAGCATCTCCCACAACGTTGTCCATCGTAAAGATGTACGCAAAACCATCCATACCGCTTACACTAGTAGTAGTCGGATCATCCACCACCGCAGTGCTCAGCGGACGCAAGGTGCCCGGAACACTCGGATCGAATTTTGTAGAGCCCGAACTTCTAGTTGAGGAGAATCCAAAGAATGCTCTGCGGGGATCTGTGATTCCGCCGGCTGAAGCTGAGATGCGAATTCTTGCGGATGGGAAAGTAAAGTAAACTCCGCGTGCTGATAGTGGGTTGTTGTCATCAGAAGAGCCGGTGAAGGCGCCCGAGAGTGTGAATGTATTCCCATAGTCAGCATCTACAGCACTGGCGGTAGAGAATATGACATACGGGGTGCCCGGAATGTCCTGAATGCCGGCAACCATCGCCTGTGTGGGGGGCCACGCGCCTGCGGTCGCGTCAGACGACCCTGAAGACGCTACGACCCCTGAGAAATCTTTATACTTGGGAGGTCCATAGTATCCAAAAGGTAAGAGCTTTTCAAGCCCAGAGGCGCCGGCGCCCACATCATCATTCATGTGGACATACACGAACTTAGATTGATTGGGATATTCACCATATAACTTAAGTCGTTTTTGTGTTTCATCCCACTCTTGATATTGATCTCCAATTTTACGAGCGATGTAATTAGGAGAAGTAGGATCCAAATTGAGATTATCATATCTCTCAACAATCTGCAAAGCGTTGTCTGAATCATCCATACGTCGGAGAAGCACCGAGAAAGTTCCGTAATCGGTGGTGCTGGTGTTAGATTGGCGAATATTGCTAATTGAAACCTTAACATTGTCTGTTAACCACGCGCCGTGGCCGCGGCCTTTGAGACGGAAGAGTTTGTGACTTCCAGTAGGGTTGAAACTAGAAGCAACGCCGGTATCTTGGCCAACAAACCAGCCCGCTACGGCTTCGCGTGCGGCGATGCCTACCATGTTAGCGGGCGATTTGGGGGCCGAAAGAGAGCCACTTAAAGTAATAGGAACAATTGCTCCAAATAAATTCTGAGAGGCGCCTACTAAGTCTCTGACGTCCTGTTCGTAGGTCTCGCCGAGCCAATAATCTTTTTCAGAGGCTGCGGGATAAAAGTTCCCCGAATTGTAAAGTTGAGGATTTGTGTTGAAAACTTGTCGAACAAACTTGGAATTAGAATCGTCCATAGTAAATTCATATGTAGTGGAGGTACCCTCGGAGTCGGTATGAACTGCTTTAAATTTGCCGTTAGTTGTGACCATCATGGCCCCCACTCCTGTTGCATTGAGGCGACCGAGGGCGCCGACCGGGGCAGACGTCGACGCGGATCCAACCAGAGTTCCTGATAAGGCCATAGAGCCGGCTTCTAAATACCAGACGGCGGCCAGAGTACCTGTTAATTGGGTGTTGTTGAGCATTCCGACAACAGCGTCATCTGTGGAGGCTGTTTGACACAATACTCCGGATGGCCAAATAAACAATCCGAAAGCACCACCACCGCCGCTGTCTTCACAAATATACTGAGTTCTCCATCCTGCTTGTGACGACCAGTGGGGTGCCTCGGCAGTATCTGCTGAGGGATGATCGTGTCCAAGTACGCGAACATAGGTTAGGGGGGCCACATTGGACTGCATAAATGCTTTAGCGCCATATAATCCATATATTGGAGATTGCGTATCTAAACCATTGCGGTAAACATCTCCGCCGGCTCTTCCGGGGACCGTATCTCCGAACATAGTAACAAAGTCCGAATATGCTTCAGCTTTGACTGGCTGCATCGAAAGTCCTTGCGTTGCACGACCAATTACGACGGGACCGATAGCGGTTGGGGATTTGGGAATAAAGGAGTTATCAATCTCGTTGATAAAAACTCCCGGGGACACAAACTTAAAATTCTTTACTGACACGTTGTACGTTCCTCACATCTAGTGAATGTCTTGAAGACATTACAATCATTAGTTAAATAGTATTTTGCATCTCAAAAGGAGGAACAGAATATAGAAAATAGGGTTTAGTTCCTGAATTAATCCTCTAAAAAGCCCGGCTGTCCCGGAATTACTCCGGACTCTCTTGGAAAAGTGACTTCGACGACGCTTTCCCTCAAAGTAACGATGGGGCGATCATCATTGTCACCTTCGCCTATGAGATATCCAAGTACTCGAATATTAATGGAAGTTTCAAATGTGCGCAATTCTTCACCTAAATCGGATAAATTGTTGTTATGCGTAAAATCTTGATCGATAAACGCCTCATAGATGTGGCCATTGCGCCTCATCAAAAAAGAATTAATTTGACCGGTGCGCGTCATAAAAGGCTGTACTAAACTATTCATCTGCTGCTGATATTCGGTTTTGATGACAATTTTATATTCTATGTTCACATATACTGGAATTGGAATCGAAAGAGTCTGAATAACCACTTGTTTATTGATGCGGGGATAATAATGCTGGAGGATGCCTCCATTGTGCGTACGCGTGCCGGACGCAACGGCAAAATTTCTGGTCTTATCTTGTTTAATTTGGCTAGCGACGACCATGCGGCCGGCGCGTCCATTGGAGTCTTTTTGATAGGTGTGTGCTTGAAAACTTCCTTTGCGTGTGGGATCTTTGGTGATGGCGGTCCTCTCTATACTCACGCCGGGCAAAATTAACGAACCTTGCAAATCTCGAAGTGCCTTGTTATCTTTAACTTGAAAAGCTCTTTCCGGAGTTTGCCAGAAGACGGGGACCTTCGTGTATCCGTGATTGGTTCGCGCGCTCAAATCGATATCTTCTTTTAACCATGAGGTTATGGCGTAATCAATCGTTTCTATACTCGACCCCAACATTCCCAGTTCTTCCAAAGTTCCCTCTTTGAAGCCGGCTGGGAGTTGGGCAAAATCAAAATTATCAGGTAGCATCAAACAATCCTCTTCTAGCGCGGCGGCAGGTGCCCGCTATTTCAAAGCTGTGGCCTACCTGACCAAACAACTTGCGTGGCTCGGATAACTTAACTATCTCGTAATAAATTTTACCATATAAAATAAAATCCCCTTCGCGAGCAAAAAGATCTTGATCTTCGGTGAGTCGCCGCTTGTGGAAGAAAACCGTAATCGTAGAATCGGAATCAACGGCCATGCTGGGGAGGTAAGACGTGGCCTCATCTTCAAACTCAACCAATACATAAATACGCACCGGAGGAAGAAAGGTTTTGGCGGGTGCCTCGCCGTATAAATCATGAAAATCAGTAGTTTCCAAATCAATGGGATAATATAACACCTGCTGACCGATGATCTTTTCAAGCAGTTCATCGTTAACCTGCTTTACAAGATCTCGTTCTTTTTTTCCCAAAAAGAGGGGCGGTGGCGGCTGTGCCGGTCTTTCCCATTCGTCTGACATTTACATCACCCCACAAAAATCGGTAGCGGAGAATTTTTAAAGACATTTTGCGTAGCATCCGCCGATTCGGCATCATACTTGACCAACTCTTTGTATTCCGTCTCTTTGAGCATCTCCTTGAGCTTATCTTTAAGTCGTTCTTGCTCTTCTTTGGCCTGTGTTAACAATTCGGCATGATTGAGTGTAACACTTTCGCCGGGAATTGGTATGGTGGTAAACTTGCCACGAATTTGAGCAAGCATTTCTTTACATAACGCAAGACAATATTTTCTAACCCACTGTTTACCAATGGCATTGATATGCAAATAAGGAATATTGTCAAAAGGCAGCGTATTGAGGTTATTTACCCCCTCAAGGCCGTCTTCGTATTCCGAGTTAGACGTAAAAACGTCCAAATCCTCCACATAAAAGCGTACCCAGATATTATCTCGGGCACTAAAATCCCAGTGGCCCGGTTCCGGATAAATACGGAGCCTATTATCAATTATTTCATAGGCATAATGGGAGGTGCGTGTAAAAATGTTATCTTCGTACATTATGGCCTGCATCTTATTCTGCCACGTAGGGATTAACTCAAAGGTTGAGTCATCAGCGAATTGGCCATAGGTGGTCATGTTTCCAACAACTCCCAAGCCTCCATAGTATCCAAAAAAGCGCCACATTGCGCGGGGCGTCTTGTAGTAGACTTTTGTAATGACCACGCGTCGATCATTCACCTTGCCGGAGTAAGGAACCGCGTCGCCTTGGTCGTCTACTCCGGATGCAGATGCACTAGCGATGATCTCTTGTAGATCATAATCTTGCTGTTTTGCTTTTGGCTTAAAAGATGCTGAATATTCAGGGTAAGTGCCTCCGAATCCACCAATGCTGGCCATCGAGTCACCTACCTTGTTGGCATATGACGATCGGAAACGCGGATATTTAAGGTTGGAACCGGATGGACCAGTTAAAAGCTCGCCATTGTGATTAAAGGTGCCCGTCGTGTTCCCCAAAGCGTTGGATAACACGTTCTTCCCTTGGTGCATATTAATAATGTAGGAATATTCCAACACAGCCTCTTCATAGGCTGCATACACATTCCCCGGGGTGAGTTCAATATCAACAACGTCGCCACCCAGCTTCTTATATGTATAAGCAACTTGGTCAACGGCGCCACTAAGAAAGCCGCTGGAGCCAGTATAGATCCCAAAGGGACATGCACCCGAAACAGCCGATATGGAACCGGTTGAGGTGAGTACAACTGCACTCGTGGTCGATGATGGATTTAAATTCGTGGGCACTCAAAGCTCCTCCTTCTATGTAAATAGTTAGTGGGGGCTAAAGGTATCCCCTTTGTGAAATTTAATTAGGAGGACTTTGTTCGTGTTTTGCTTTTCTTAGTTGTGCGCCGCGAATTCTCTTTCGGGGTTGAAGCCTTGGTAGTCTTAGTTGTTGTGTCAGACGTCCCAGTAGTAGCCTCTACAACCTCTCTCGCAGCGGGAGTTGGCGTTGGGGCCTCTGTAATATGTGTTGCCGCGGCGGCTGCGGCTGCGGCTGCTCTTCTGGCAATTAGTATACGTTTCCATTTCTTACCCATAATATATTCTCCTATGTATAAAGGTACCTAGTAATTAGTTTGCTGGCTATCAAAAGTGAAAATCTCAAAAATTTACCGGCGAAAAAATTTGAGAAATCACCAAATACAAAAACAAAAGCCCCTCTGGAAACCAGAGGGGCTCAAGTTTTAGGTTAGTTCAACTCTTAAGAGCCGCTCTCACCAACCATGCCACGAATAATGACAAGGCCGTACATATCGGGACGCACCATCTTCTTGGCGTACCGAGTCATCACGCCCTTGCGGGGCACGAAGTCTTCTGGTCCGAAGATAGTTGGTGTGGTCTGCAGTGGTACGTATGGAGCATACACAAATCCGCTTTCAAGGAAAGAAGATCCGCGGCGTCCAACGAGCACTAAGTTACGATAGAAGTATGGATCGACGTAAACATCGAACTTCTTCGTAAGCGCTCCAACCTTCACAGCACCGATGGAGCCGCGCTCGTCGTCATTAGTGACGGTAGCACGGAAGCCAGCAGTGAACTCAAGGACGTTCGCCACTTCAGGTCCGCAGACGATGAAGTTGGCGCCACCACGCAGAGTCTTGCGGTGAATAGCAGCAGACACATCATTGATGGTCTCAACAAGAGTCTCGTACCACTCGGATACGGTACCCGTGAAGTCGGGAGCCTTGGTTTGCGCACCAATTTCTGCACCTGTGTCGCGGTTAACGAACAGACCCGGAGCGCGGGCCCAGTACTTAGTACCGGCACGTGCACCACGAACAAGATCTTCGAGAATCTCTTGATCGATTTCGAGAGCAATTTGCTCCGAAAGGATGCTAGTCAACTCAACCTCGGCATCAAGGTTGTGGTAGGCGTTAAGGTCTTGACCTAACTCCGGTGTCCACTTAGCCTTGAGCTTCTTGGTTACAGCCGTCACAGCCACGGAATCGACCTTAATGTCGATCTCTGGGATGTTAACGTTGTTTTCCAAGCCCCATGGATCGTCTCCGACCACAGAACCGAGAGCACCACCGGTGACGAAATCATCCACAATTGGATAAGACGCCGAAACCGACTGCACGCCGGTCCCCATGGGCTGACATGATTGTGTCAAGAGCTGCATCAACTCCTCGGCAGTTGTTCCGCCACTATAGTCTGCGATAACAACAAGAGCATGAGTGCTAGCGCTAGAACCGGTAATACGATTCAGGCGTGCAAGGTGCACACCATAGTCGCTGGTCGAACCAGAATCAACTAGCTTACCCATACCAGCATATCCGGTAGCGCCGGAAAGGATGATAGCGTTAAGGTTGCGGTTACCCTGTGCTGCGTCGAAATCAGTCAGCGCTGACAAGAGGATTGCACCAATTGCAACAGTTGCTGTACCCGATTGAGACTCAAGCTCAGGATCATATTCACAAAGCTTCGGAATATCACCAGCAGAAGAGCTGTAGACACTCGAAGTAATGAATGTAATGCTTGCGGCCGCAGATGATGTGGGTGACGAATAACCGTTGTTAAGGTTATACGGGCCCTTGGATGCATTCCCTTGAGAAAGATCCACACCACCAGTTAAGCCAGCAGCTACGACGTTACCACCATAGATTGACTCTTCTGTAGCGGATGGGTTACCAGTCCCACCATACCCCAGACGGGGAATTCCGGCGCCTTGACTTGAGACAGTA